CGATATGAGCTCTATTCAAGTTGACTATGACTATGATCCTGAAGCTAAAAGCTCAAAGTTCGAGGCGTTTATCAGTCAGATAATGGCCGGACGCAAGCCCTCTATTAATTTATTGCAGGAGATGTTTGGCTATGTGTTTTTTAACGATTGCTCGCTTCAAAAATGTTTTTTCTTGATAGGCAGCGGCGCAAACGGCAAAAGCGTTTTATTAAATATTTTGCGCGCATTAGTCGGCAAAGAAAACGTGTCTAACGTCGAGATGAGCGGCCTCACCGAACAATTTCAGCGCATAAAATTATTAAATTCGCTTGTTAATATCAGCACTGAGACCGCAAGCAACGTTAAAGGTGCAGAAAGTATTTTTAAACAGGTCGTAGTCGGCGACGAGATAAACGGCTGCTATAAAAATAAAGACTATGTAGAGTTTGCCCCGCGCTGCGTCATGATTTCAGCGTGCAACGAGTATATTAAAGCTCGCGATGACACAACAGGCTTCTTGCGCCGCATTTGCTTTGTTGACTTCCCGTGTGAGTTCAAAGGCTCTAAAGCTGATAAGAAACTCGAAGATAAATTAAAGCTTGAGCTTTCAGGCATTTTCAACTGGGCTTACGAGGGCTATAAACGGCTAAAGGCTCAGAGCGGCTTTACTGACACGCCGGAGCAGGACGAATTAATAAGCGACTTTAGAAAGTCAATTAATCCTATTGCCGCATTTATCGAAGATGAACTGCTTAATCAAGAGGGACAGCTTACGCGCAAGCAGCTTTATAATAAATATGTCGAATGGACGAAAGAAGCAGGGCATGAAGCTCTGAGCCGCACTAATTTTATACGCAAGTTCAGAATGACCATGAAACAGACCCTGCCGAACGTCAAAGAGAAAAGCATTCATACTGAAAGATATTTTGACTTCACTGATAATATTCAGCCGTTCGAGCCTGAGCAAAATATTAACAACTGGCCGGACAACGAATACGAGTTTTTGACAGCTGCTGACTTTGAAGATGACGACGACGCGGCTGATTAAAGAGTTTGAGAAATATAAAATAACGCCCGAATACGAGCTGGGGCGCATTGTTTTATACGGCGGAGACGACAAAGCACGGCAATATTACACGAAGTTTTTAGCTGAGAATTTAGATATACAGATTAAATTAATTTTTGATCTGGCTAAAATACGCGAGGACGTTTATTGCCAAGTCGAAGAGCGCGCAGCTATCAGAGCGGCAGATAACTTGCCCGGCGATTTTTGGAGTGCAATTAAATGCGCATTCATTTGAAAATTCACACAAAAATGAACTCCGCGCATGAACAAAAACAATGCGAACATTGAAAAAAATTGCACGGACATTGAGCATTTGCAAGTGTTTAAGTCAATTTTTGTCTCAGTAAACTGCCTCCAGCCGTTGCAAACACTCACGGACATACTTTTTTTTTGCTAATGTCCGTGAACTTTTTTAGTCATAGCAACAACTTACAGGAGTGAAAAAAAGTTCAGGACATGGTGGATAACCCTGACCATGTCCGAAAAAAAACGGGCAAAAAAAGGCCTTACATGCACTCAACGACTAATTTTAGCCTTATTTTTGACCAATGTTTTGGCTTCACTTTCATGCAAGGCAATGTGCAGCCAATTTTTTCCCATAACCATGCCCCTTTCCTCTTGGCTGCACTTTATAAGAACTTATTGATTTATATATAAAAAAAAAAGAGAGGTATATGAAAAATGATATATAGGGAACTAACTGCAGACGCAAAAGTGCAGCCGAAAACAAAAGCGCATGGTTATCAACAAAAAGTGGCTTCACTTAGTATGTGCAGCCAGCTTTTTTGCACCTTTTTTGAAAAAAATGGCGAGCGCGGATAATAAAAAATGAACTCGTTTTTTATTTTTTGCTGAGAGGCGAAGAATTAACACAAAAGAGGTTAATATTATGTATGAAAGGCCAAAGTGTGAGATAATAAGAGCAAATTTAAGCAGGGGGAGCTGAGCAAGTGACAGAGAGTTTGAACGCGAAAGAGTATAAGTCTAAATTTAGATATGCTGAGAGCTGCTTGTATAATTATCAGCTTAATTTATCGAAAATAAAAACTTTAAGCGAGAAGCTTGAGAGCTTGGAGCAAGGCTCGTCTGTTAAAGCTCAGAGTTATGAATCAATGTCTTTCGGCGGCGAGGGGTCGAGACTTAGGAAAGGATTACGGGCTTGGAGACACGCCGGACAAAATTTATTTATTATTATTAGAGCTGAGGTATTTTGCGAAAGGCACGTGGACGCAGATAGCGCAAAAAATGCAAGTCAGCGAAGAGACGTTGAAATATTGGCGTCAGAGATTAGTTAGGCAGACGATAGAATATTTGTGCATTTAATAAAAATTCATGATATATTAAAAAAAAGGAGGGGATTTTATTGACAACAGTTTTTGATGTTGCGGCTTATATTTTAAAAAAGTGCGGGAATATGTCAGCTATGAAGCTTCAAAAGCTCGTTTATTATTCTCAAGCTTGGAGTCTTGTTTGGGATGATGAGCCGTTATTCCCTGAAAGAATAGAAGCATGGATAAACGGGCCGGTAGTCCCTGCTTTATACGAGCGCCATAAAGGCGAGTTTAAAGTGACGCCGGAGATGACGGGCGGTAATCCGTTAGCGTTGACACAAGCACAGCGTGAGACAATAGACACAGTATGTGACGCTTGCAGTGAGTTAAACGCGCAGCAGTTAAGCGATATGACACACAGCGAAGCTCCGTGGCGCGATGCACGTAAAGGATTAAAGCCTAATGAGCGCGGCCATTCTGTAATTACAAATGCGGCCATGTCCGAATACTACAGCAGCTTACCTAATGCTTAATAATAAACGGAAATTTAATCATCAAGTTTGTTTATCTCACAAAAAACACACTTAAAAAATTTCCCCGATTTTTCACCGATTTTTTACCGTTTTTTCACCGATTTTTTACCTGTTTTTCACCTAAAATTTGGAAATTCGGTGTTATAATAATAGCGTCGAAAAACTCCAAAGATTAAAAATTATTGCGGCACTTTATTTTTTAAAGTCGCCGCCGATTTATTTTTAATTTAAAATATTTGCCGACGATTTTGTTTTAAAAAAGTGATATAATCAGATCGGCAAAAGCTTTTTTGTGGTGACGACTCCTGATAAAGCCCTATTCATGGGGCTTTTATTTTTATATTAAGTGATGAGCGGGTAACTGCTCCGACTAAGCGCGAATTAAAAATAATAGAGCGCGTAAAATCGATATGGTATAATCACAATAAATAAAGTTGGTAGTTTAAGAGTGAGAACAATCAGGGCTCGCAGTTCAGCGTGAGCTGAGAAAAACGAAAAAGCTTGTTTAAACGGCAAGATAACAGAGTGCTGTGAGTACAATTATGACGGTTGAAATCCGTCCGACTTTATCAAGGGCGCAGTTCGGGCTGTGTCCTTTTTTATTGCCGGAATTTATAATTTGGAGTATATAAACATGAATATTCAAAAGGAGATGATAAAGCATGAGCAAGGGCGGAAGACCGCCGGTTAATATTGACAAGAGATTATTTGAGACATTATGCGGCTTGCAATGCACACGTGACGAGATAGCTTACGCGTTGAACTGCCGTAAAGACGCGCTGATTAATTTTTGCAAGCGAGAATACGGCAAAACTTTTGAACAGGTCTTTAATGAAAAGAGAGCGGCGGGTAAAGTGTCGCTCCGACGAAGCCAGTGGAAACTTGCTGAAAAGTCTCCGGCTATGGCGATATTCTTAGGCAAAAATTATTTAGGACAGTCTGATAGACAGGACTTAGAGCTGAGCGGCAAAGTGAATATTACGAGTATAGCTGATTTGATGCTGGAAGATTATGGTCAGAACACGGACAATAAAGACACCGAAGAAGATAATATCGCTTGAAGAAGCTAAAATTAATTTAAGAAATAAATTAGCAGACCCTGTTTATTTTGTCTCAAGAGTTTTAAATAAAAATCTATGGCCGATACAGGCCGCGATATTAAATTCAGTTAAAGATAATGCACGGACGGCGGTGCGGTCATGTCACGGCATCGGCAAGACTTTCACGGCTGCGATGTGTATTTTATGGTTCTTGTACAGTCACAAGCGCGCGATAGTGTTAAGCACTGCGCCGACGTGGAGACAGGTCGAAAAATTAATCTGGAAAGAGATACGCACGGCTTATAGAGAGGCGATAGTGCCATTAGGCGGTAATTTATTGCCTAAAACGCCGGAGCTGCATTTAATTCATGATGAATGGTATGCGGCGGGGTTAAGTACTAACGAACCGGACAGATTTCAAGGCTTTCATGAAGAACATATATTAGTAGTAGTGGATGAGGCGGCGGGCGTGAACTTGCAGATATTTGAAGCAATAGAGGGCGTATTAACAAGCTCGGGCGCAAGATTATTATTAATCGGCAACCCGACGAGTATCGGCGGCGCGTTTTATGACGCATTCACAAAGCCGGGATTTAATACGTTTCACGTGAGCGCATTTGACACGCCGAACTTTACTGCCTTTAATATCAAGCCTGAAGATATAGAGAGCGGCGCATGGCAAGAGAAAATTAATTCGGACTTGCCCTATCCACGATTAATAACGCCGTCATGGGCGGCTGATAGATACAAAGTCTGGGGTGAAAGAAGCTCGCCGTATCAAGTAAGAGTTATGGGCAATTTTCCTGAGCAGGGCGATGATACTTTAATCCCGCTGTTATGGATTGAGCTTGCTATGGAACGTTGGAACGACACGCCTGAAGGAGATTTTTATAAATTAGGCGTTGACGTTGCGGCTTATGGAATGGATAAGACCGTGATAGCAGAAAGACGAGGCTCAAAGGTTATGCCTCTGAATGTTTACTCGCAGAAAAATACACGAGAAACGGCCGGGCTTGTTATTAGTTTGGCGCGAGAAGCTCAAATTAAGAAAATCAGCGTTGACGAAATAGGCATAGGTCGAGGAGTAGTAGACAGTTTAGAAGAAGACGGCTTTGAGAATGTCGGTGTAAATGTTGCCGAGCGTTCTAAAGAGCCTGAAAGATTTCATAATTTGAGAGCTGAATTATGGTGGCATTTTCGTGAAATGTTAGACCCTGAGAAAGACCCGATAGCGTTGCCGCCTGATGACGAACTTTTATCGGAATTAGCGGCTGTTAAATATAAAATTGACGCTCGCGGTGCTATCCAAATTGAAAGTAAAGAAGAAATGAAAAAGAGATTAGGACATTCGCCTGATAGAGCTGACGCGGTAGTTTTAGCGTTCGCTGAAAATAGCCATGAAGGTTTTGCCATGAGTGGCGGCAGTTTATATATTTCTAAATTTTTTCAATGAGGAGATTAAAATAATGGGTAACGGTTCAAGTGGTAGAAGGAAAAATTCAGGCTTTATTCCTAATGATAAAAGTCAAACATGGAAGCAGGAAGTCTTTTATATACGTGAACATGAAAAATTAAAATATATAGAAGGCGAAGTTGCCAAAGAGAAATATCTAACAGAATTTAATAACAAAATTAATGATAGGACAGAGGAACGCGAAAAATATTACACTGAGATATTTAATACCAAACAAAAAGAACTATATAAAAAATATTACACTGATAAGACTATTTCTGAAAAGGAATATCAAAAACAATCAAAAGCATTATCAGAATGGCGTTCCAATGCAGAAAGTAAAGATTGGTCTATTCTAAAAAAAGAAACTCAGATTTTTCATAAATTATATTTTGAATGGATTTCACAAAAAATAAAATAAGGAGGTGAATTAATGTCAAAACTTACAGCAAAACAAGCTGAAAAGTCGGTAGGTTACGGCTATTCGCAGATACTTTCACAGCTTTTAACGGCGTTGGATATGCCGGTAACGAATAGCGACACATTCAGAAATTATTATAAGCAGATGATTTCTAATGATGAA